TGTCAAATACAAAATGCCGGGGGGATAATCTCCCCCCTTTGGCGTGGTTCCGCCGAAAGGTTGGCGTGAAAAAGACGGAGATAAAGATTCATTGAGTGATGAATAGAGCAAATGGGAATAAGGCTCACGCGTGTGCGTGCGTGTGTGCGTGTGCGTGTGCGTGTGTGCGTGTGTGCGTGTGTGCGTGTGCGTGTGCGTGTGTGCGTGTGAATGCGTGCTGCTCTGTACGTGTGTGCGATGACACGCATCACATACATTCATGTGCGTCTGGACTAGACACGCACCTCATACAGGTGCGTATAGTTGGGCCCATCAGCACAGCGCTCCTGAGGGAGCAAGAGAAAGGAACTCAAATGAGCAAGCGAATCACCACCCTGGTAACCGCCCTGATCCTGGCCCTTGCCGCCTGGCTCACCACCCCTGCCACCGCGGCCGAGACCCCTGCCACCGCGGCCGAGACCCCCGCCCCCTCGGCCAGCACCACCCCCCCTATGTCCAGCACCCCCACCCCCTCTCCTGTGGCCCCCTCCTCTGAGCCGGTCGCCACAGCCCCCGCCACCCCGGACGCCCTGCCTGAGTGCGAGATGGAGGACGGCCCGTACCCCTGCCACTGGGATGCATCCAAGTCGGGCAACGGCAAGGGCCGCTCCTACACGATCGACCCGAACGGCACAACTTTCTACGATGACGCCCCTAAGTCCCCCGCTCAGGGCTACGAGTACGCCGGTGAGGCCCACATCTGGGAGGGCCCGACTGACGGCACCGGAGAGGCTGGGATCGACTCGAAGTGGCACGACGAGTACGGCTTTCCGAAGCGGGAGAACCTGCCGTCCTGCGATCGCGTGGGCTCTCAGGAATCGTGCGCTGGCCCTGGCTACCGCATCCTGGTGGGCGCTGACTGCAGCCGCATGATCGTCGACGACAGCGGCGCGCAGTATCTCCCGACCCCCGGCACCGAGCAGGGCATCAAGACCGCTACCGGCGGCGAATGCCACGCGATCACCCACCAGTGGCCCGACGATGACACTCAGGGCGCGGGCAAGGACCAGAAGAGCGCCAAGGACACCAAGGCCACCAAGTCGGCCCGCGGTGAGCGCAGCAAAAAGCAGCACGAGGACAAGGCTGGGCTGCTCGGTGGCTCCAGCAAGGCCTCTGAGGGTTCGGCAAGCGCGGCCAAGGCTTCGACTCAGGGCGCGGGCGCCAAGGGCGCTGTGAGCGACGACGAGGCCTCTGATGATGCGACTCAGGGTGAGGTGGTCGCCGCGCCGGCTACCACGAGCGGCCCTGGTGGCTCACTGGCTCAGACGGGCGTCCCGATGGACTTCGATTTCTGGGTCGGGCTTGCCGCGATCGCGATGTTTGCCGGATGGCTGATTGTGACCCGCAACCGACCGGGCCGTCGGATCGGGCGTCACGGCCACTGATTGATCGGCCCGGCCTATCGCACACACGTTCGATGGGCCGGGCATCGATCTGCACCGCAAACTACATAGAGATTCGTTTTGGCGGGGCTGGCCATTATTCATATTGACCTTACGTAATGTGAGCCAGGTCTAGACATCGTGAGCCAGACCATCGAATCGAACGCTGTTCGTGGGACCTTGGTCCTACGGTCAATTCAGAAACGACACAGATTCAACATAGATCCCTCACAGGTTTCACCCAGATTGGATTCAGGGGGCGTTGAGTGAGGCCCCGAAAATCGCCTATGGAAACCTCGCTTTACATGCCAGATTGGCGTGATTCTGCGGGAAAATCGGGCCCTATATGCTCATCTCACCGCGCGGGCGATCAGCCGCCCGCCCTCAGAAAGGATTGAACGATGGATTACTACGAGACCGCCCTGAACTATGAGATGACCAGCACCGAGGCCATGGAGATGGATATGTCACGGGAGCCGCTGTGGAAAGTGCGGGCCGCCGCCGCCCACCTGAGCACCATGCCGGTGACCGACTGGGCGGATATGTCACGGCGCGTGATGCGGCGCGAGGCCCTGGAAAACCACTTCTGGGAGCGCAAATACGCCGGTGAGTCGCTGGCCTGACAGGCGCGCGCACGACGCCCGCCCCGCTTCGGCGGGGCGGGCGTTTTGCTTTGCATGCCCCTCTGAGCCCCTCAGAGCCCCGCAGGGGCGATTTCAGGGGCTCGGTGGTACCCGCATATGGGCGGGGCCGCGAAAGGCCCTCAGAATCGCTCCTACGGCCCCGGCAGGGGGTGGCGGCGGTCATGACCCCTCCCGTGTGCGCGTGGGGGCGTGCGCGCGCGCGTGGGGGCGTGCGTGCGCGCGTGGGGGCGTGCGTGCGCGCGTGGGGGCGTGCGAGAGTCGAACAAGTGTTCGATGGTGAGGGTCACACTATCTGGGGTTGACGAAGGCTGTCTCAACCTGTCTATAGTTGGGGCATCAGCAACCGGGGCCGACGCCCCGCAAGAAAGGAACCACAATGAGCATCATCGACTACATGGACGCAGCAGACACACTGACCGGCACCCTCGAGAGCATCGGGTACGGAGTGTACGTCCGAGAAGACGAGGACGAGGCGATCACGGTCTACAGCGCCAACAGGCGGCGGCGAGTCATTCTCGTCGGCTGCGATGAGGGAATCTGGGGAGTGACTAAAGGCACCGACGTCACCGATGCAGACCGGTTCGATGGTCCAGTCGACGACGACGCGCTCACCCTCCTCGCGCTGTGGGTGGCCTCGGAAGGCGACCCGGCCGCGAAGGCCGCGCACGACGCTATCGATGGTCTCGAGGATTGGGAGTCGGTCGTCAGCGACCTGAGCGCCTACCGCGAAGGCATTAGCGGCGTCGTCCTGCAGTGCCAGGCCGGATCTGCACAGGTTGACATCTCCTTCACGTCCGACTGCCTCGCCTACATCGCGATGGATGTGGACCCGACCGCCCCGGCCATCGATCTCCCCGCAGCAGACTGGACTCAGGTCGGCGGAATCCTGGAAGCCATCTCGACCCGCGGCATCTACCTGGACACCCTCATTGAGGGACTCGCAGAGCAGTACGGAATCGACAACTATGTCGACGCGATCGGAGAGTTCAGCGACGTCCTCGAGATCTCCGTGGCGCCCGATCGGGACGCGGCCGTCATCGTGCGCGGCACTGACGTGGTCGCGACCGTCACGGGCGACGGACCGTGGACCGTAGTGGATGCCCTGAGCGTCGAGGCCACCAGTTGGAACGAGTGGCCCGAAATGGTCGCTCACATCATGACTTGCTTCTAGGCCCAACTTTAGGGCAGCCCCGATGGTCGCACGGGCGGTTCGAGTCCGTCCGGGGGCACGATCCACCACAACCACTTAGGAGACACCATGAACACCACAGAGAACTTCCGCGAAGCGATCACTGCACTCGTCGAGGAAGACTACCCACAACTAGCCGACCACCTGGAGGAAGGCATCTACCACGGCAGCCCCGCACTCATCATGGATGGAGCGGTGCTTACGCTCCTCGACTTAAACACGATCCGCCTAGAGGACTACCACGGGAACATCAACTACATCCAGATTGAGGTTGGCCGCTCGCGAGACCTAGCACGTCAGTTCGTCGCATCCTCAAGCCCGTACGGCGAGTACCACGCTGCGCTGGCCCAGGGGCCGGAAGGCTGGGAGATTGAGCCATGGGGCAGCGGGATGACCCACTCCGCGTGGCGCAGCAGCGACGGAACCTACGTAGAGGTGGACATGACGACAATGTTCAGCCCGGACGTCATCATTGACCACTACGGCATCTCGCTCACCCTCAGGGGAGTGACTGCCAACGAGGCTCGGATTGCGGTAGAGACGCTAGAAGAGCACGGGTTGGCCGCCATGGCGGACGAGTGGCTTGGGGCGAGCAGCCCCCTGGGGAACGCGCTCCGCATCCTCCCGAACGGAGCTACAGAGGATACCCAGGCCGAAATCGCCAGTCACCCCACCCCCGGCGGCTACGAACACTACTGGGTCGTGACGATCGACGGAGCCGAGCACACGTGCAACACGGTCGGCCAGGTCGTCGAGGTCATCGCCGAAGCGCTCGTGGGGTGATGCGACTGGAGACAAGCACACGACGCCGCTAGGACGGACGGCCGCGCACGATCGGACGAGTGGTTCCGCCGCTCGTGCGCCCCCGCCTCACCTAGAGGACAGCCCCGCAGAAACGCGGACAGCCGCTCAATAACGCATGGGCAAGCATGTTGAGAACTACACAGAGAGACGCCCTAGGTGGGCAGCCCGGCGACCGGACGGCCACCACACCACCCGGCACGGCAGGAGCACTGCCCCACCTAGGCGAGCGCACGGGACCGTATGAGTACCAACTACACATAGGGGAAGGCTGAGCACCACCCCGTGCGCTCACCTAGGCGCCACGGAGAGACCGTGGGCCTGAGATAGGAGGAGCTATGGCCAACGTACGGCCCGCACTCAGTGCGGACGACTTAGCCAACGCAGACGTAGGCGACGAGGACATCTTCGTCGCCCTCAACGACATCCACATCGATAACGACATCCAGCCCTGCTTAGTCTCTCCCGCCGCCGGGATCACCATCACCGTCGACTCGGATTGGCTGGGCACGACGACGCTGGACTTCAACGCACTCACCGCAGCAGGGGCATGGGACCAGCATTTAGGGGGTGGCACCATCATCTGGGAGTGGGTCGAGGGGACCGACAGGGACCGCCACGTCATGTGGGCCAAGGCCCACAAGCCCGCCGGCGGCACCGTCATCCTGCGCGACTATCCCGAGCACGTGACTCCCGTCAACGCGATCTTCGGAGAGGGAGTGCTCGTCATTCACGAGCATGCCCGCAAGGCAACGGCACCCACCGCCACGATCCACTGGGAGGACGGCATGAAGACAACAGAGGAGCTACTAGAGCCCGCAACCATAACCGCGCTACCGATCGACGACGTCAAATCCCCAACCCACTACACGTGGCTAGGAGACGCGATAGTACGAGAGGGAGGACCACAGGACACCGACATGATCGAATCATGGGACGTGCTAGACGCACTCTTCCCAGACGATCCACTCCTGTGGAACGCAACCAAGTACCTCACCAGGTACGGCCGAAAAGGCGCATCGAATCGTCGAATCGTCGATCTGCGCAAGGCCGTCGAGTACATCGAACGTCGGATCTCGAAGCTCGAGCGCGATGCATGAGCCGTACGAGTACGAGATGGTATCCACCGACGAACTCATCGCAGCCGGCGACGGCACCATCGTCCACGACAACGAAGGCGGCCAATGGGAAAAGCAAGCCGGATGGTGGCGACTAAAGGACACCCACATGTTCCTCAACAGCCACGAACTAGCCGCGAGCGCTTCTCCGTTGTTTCGTCTTGTGGTGTTTGATGCTGGCCGGGTGGTTGGTGGTGGGTAGGGGGTTCCCAAGAGAGTAGGGGTCTCCCAGTGGAATAGGGGGTTCCCAAGAGAGTAGGGGTCTCCCAGTGGAATAGGGGGTTCCCAAGAGAGTAGGGGGTTCCCAGTGGAATAGGGGGTTCCCAAGAGAATAGGGGGTTCCCAGCAGGATAGGAAGGATTTTGTTGTGGTGGTTTGGTCCACGAATGTTGGTTTGGCTATTGGCCAGTTGCGGTTGATTCGCCGGGCCCTGAAGGCTGGTGGGTGGCTGGTGGTTTACGTGCCGCCGGGGCGTGGAGCTAACGTCGCTTTCCAGGTTCTACTGCTTGGTGACGAGGCTGTAGACGTCACGCAGACCATTGGGCGAATCGCAGGAGCCCGCGAGCGCGGTGGTGGTTTCCGGTGGTCTCGTGATGGGGATGTGGTCTCGGAGGTTGTCTCTGGTTTCCTTTCGGGTTTGTGTCGTGAGCCGTGGATGACTGCGGTGCAGGCGGCTGGCATGAACCCTGGGGGGTTCGAGGGTCTTGTGGCCGGGCGGGTGGCGGGTGTGCCCGCGAGCGCCCGGGTGGCCTCCATGTGACCAAGAACACTGGTGGGGAAGGGGGAGTGGGAAGACCCACCCAACCAACAAGAAGACCTCCTCTCTGTATAAGGGGGGAAGGGAGAGCACACCGCTCCGCGGTGCGCGGGGGGTTCCGGCACGGCCGAGTCCCAGCGAACCGCACCAATACAGCCAAAAAGGGGGGTCCCAAGAGAATAGGGGGCTCCCAGGAAAGGAGGAGTCATGACAGACGCACCCGAGCTCCGGAAGCAGGTCCGCAAGGCGGTCAAGTTAGTCAGGAGTACACAGACGCAGACAAACGAAGGACAGACGCAGACAAACGAAGGACAGGTTAAGACAACAGCGGGACAGACGCAGACAAACGAAGGACAGACGGAGTCGATCGCAGACAATCACAGCTTTATCCACAGGCTTGCGGGGGCCCTTCTCGATGGTGGGGTCACTATAGTGCCGACGACGGTCCTTATCAAGGACCAGTTCGTGATCGTCGACTACCTCCTCACCTACGAGGACGAGCAGCTGTACACCCAGTCTGCCGGCCACAGCATGATGGAGGCCCTCACGGACCTCCTCCGCACACTGAGCGGATCGGTCACAATGGGGTCTCCCAGCGGAACAGGGGTATCCCAAGAGAATAGGGGGTTCCCAGCGGAACAGGGGTATCCCAAGAGAATAGGGGGTTCCCAGCGGAACAGGGACCCCAGGCAGGAGTGCGCAGACATCATCAACTCATTCTGCAAGGCCCACAATCTAGACCTTGACGAAACCAAGGAAGCCTACATTGCGGATGGCGGCACGCCTGACCCTGAAATGCTGAAGGCCTGGCTGCAGGTCCACTACAGCCTTGGCAGGCCACAGTGAGTCTATCTAGGCCGCTGAAGAGAGTAAGTCGGCGCAAGAATACAGGGCCGTCCCAAGAAACCAGGCGCCTAGTATTCGAGCGCGACAACGGCAGGTGCGTCCGGTGCGGCCGATACGTCACCAACTGGATATACAGCATTCAGCACCGCCGCGCTCGCGGAATGGGGGGCACTAAGGACCCGTCAATCAACAGAGCAGACAATCTCATTCTCCTCTGTGGTGACGGAGTCCAAGGCTGCCACGGATGGGTGGAAACCCATCGCGAACAATCCCACGACAATGGATGGTCACTCCCGTGGTGGCAATCCGCAGACTCGTTCCCAGTAACCTACTGGGACGGCAAAACATACACACTCACACCTCAAGGAGACAGAAATCATGGCTAGGTTCCCAGAAGATTGGCACGATGGGTCGACGGTACACATTCCCATCCACCCTGGCACTCGGTACGACCAGGCAAAAGGAGTAGTCACCTCTCCTGCGATGCGAAGCAAGCTGCTGCCAGACGAGGAGGTCGAGCTGCTGCGCTCCATCGACTCAGATTACTCGGTTGCCATGCACACCGACACAAGCAACGTAGAAATCTACAATGACGCCGACGAACTGGTGGCTGTCGCTCCAGATATACAGAAAGCCATCTCCATCATCAAGGCAATCTACGCCGCATCCCGACACACATGGACCAGCAAGCAACTCGACAGAGAGCGGCGCAGCGCATTCCGGCACGGAGTAACGATTACGCCAGGCACGTCGCTCGACGAGTACGAGCTCGACTTCCTGCCCGCAAGGTCGATCGTAGAGGTCGACGGATGGGTCCTGCAGCGCACCATCAGGGGGTGGGTGACGCAGCGAGGCAACAAGGCAACCGCCCCCACCTACGGCGTCTTCATGGGAATCATCGACAGGTACTTCGAGGCACCCTTCGAGGAATACGATGACGATGACGACGATGACGATGGCTACGAGCCCGGATGCCCCTACGGCTTCGAAGACTGCTGCGAGTAACTAAGGAGACACAATGACGCACCCATTCGACTGCATGTTGAGGACCAACCGTCGCTGCGAGACCAACCTCTTCCTAGCCCACGCCAGCATGATGCAGAGCGTCGGCTCAATAGCACGCCAGCTCGGGCCCGGCTCGGGACGACTCCGCGGCCGCCGCGTAGACCTCATGTTCGCCGCCCTCGCAGCGGACGACATGCTCCGCACCCTAGAGGTCGAGAACCGCATGGAGCTCTACAAGGAGGAGTTCGAGGCGGCCAAGCGCAAGCACCCCGGGCACACGTTCGACCTGCCTGAGGTGCCAGACGGCGACAAGTATTGGGCACTAGCCGAGGAGGTGGGAGAGGTTGCCGCCGCCCTCACCTACGACAACTCAGACGACACCGGCCACAAGGCCGAGCTCATCAAGGAGATCGTCCAGGTGGGCGCCCTCGCGTTGGCATGGATGGTCTCAGTCGACAAGGAGGCTGGGCAGCATGAGTGAGAAGCTGGACTTCAGGTTCATGCACAACCCGCAAGTAGACCCGGTCAAGCACGGGTTCCCCGAGAAGACCATCCTCGTCGACGCCCACGGTGAGGCGTGGCAGCTGTTCGGCGTCGGAGGCTGGCACCACATGTGGGACTTCGACGAAGGCTACACCTCCCCGCCACCCGAGCTGGGGCCGTACAGGCTCGTCTACCTGCCGGAAGGGGGCTACGTTGAGTGACGACAACATGACGTCCGTCGTGATCGACATGATCGACTACAACTTCCCAAACGGCACAGTCCTCCTCGACAGGGAGGGCGTCGCATGGCAGCGCAGGCCGAGCGGCAAGTGGTCCGTCGCCCGCGTAGACGGGGGAAGCTTCCCATCCCCGCCCGAATGGTACGGGCCATACAAGATCCTTCACGTACCAGACACAAAGGAGGCGGCATGAACCAGGTAGCAGTGCTCGCATTCATCACAGTAGCCACCATCGGGGCCATCGCCGTTGGAGCCTGCCTCGGAGCCCTACAGGACATCAACGAGCTCCGAAAAGAGGTCTACAAGGCCCACGCAGAGGCAGGCAAGTGGAAGGCCCTCTACGAGAAGCAGAAAGCCAGCCACACCCTAGACGAGGAGGACCTGAGCCTCGCAGAGAAGCTCGGCATCCTCCGCGCCAAGACCGACGCCTACATCAAGGCCTACGAGAAAGGCGAGACACAGTAATGCGCGACATCATCTCGCTGGCCATTATGGCAGCACTCGCAGCCCACTCCGTCTACTTCTTCTGCAAGTGGGAGAAGGCGGAGAGGCGTGCCGTCAAGGCAGAGAAGCAGGTCAAGACACTCGAGCGCAGACTGCTCGCCCGCCACAGCGAGCACACCCAGGAAGCGCTCAACGCATACAGGGAGATCATCCAGCACATTAGAATGACAGGGTGACCAGAAACCACAAGAGCGCACGCGCTGCAGGGGCGCGGTTCGAACGAGTCATCGCCAACTACCTAGCCAAGGCACTCAACGACGACCGCATCGACCGCGCCCCCAAGCACGGAGCCAAAGACAGGGGAGACATCGCAGGCGTCAACATACGAGGCCACAAGATCGCCATCGAATGCAAAGACACCTCACGCATGGAACTCCCCGCATGGGCCAACCAAGCCCACCGAGAAGCAGACAACCTCGGCGCAGTAGCAGGCATCATAGTCCACAAACGACGAGGCGTGACTGCACCTGACCAACAATGGGTTACAATGACAACACGCGACCTAGCCGCCATCATCCGAGAAAGCAACTACCCATGGACATTCTAATGACCAAACAGGAGGCAGCAGACTACCTTCGAACAAGCGTTCGAACACTCGACCGCCTCCTCCGCAAACACCACATCAACCGCTTCTGGGTCGGAGGAACCATCCGAGTCCACAAGCACGACATCGAAAAACTCGTCAAGCCCACCGAGAAGGAGAACCCCAATGGCTAACGACACCACCATCACCATCGAAGGCAACCTCGCCCAAGACCCCGAAATCCACTTCACCCCCAGCGGCACAGCAGTCGCCAGCTTCACCATCGCAAGCACCCCGCGAGCGCTCAACCGCAAGACGGGCCAGTGGGAGGATCAGGCGACCCTGTGGATGCGGTGCTCGGCGTGGGCTGGTCTCGCGGAGAACATTGGGGAGTCGCTCACCAAGGGTGCGGGGGTCATCGCTAGGGGCGACCTCAAGCAGCGCACCTACACTGCGAAGGACGGGAGTGAGCGCACCAGTGTAGAGATGACAGTCCACAACATTGGCCCCTCCCTTAGGAGTGCACAAGCAACAGTCAAGAAGGTTGGGCGTGGTGGGCAGGCGCCTGCGGCGCCCGCGGCGGGCGATCCGTGGGGTGGGAGTTCTCACCCGGCAGACACTCACCCCTTCTGACAGACGGCAGAGCTCAATAGAAAGGATGCAGTAATGAGTAGCAAGAGTTGGCCGACTGAGCCGCTGATTATGATCGCAGAGGGCCGCCTCACCGGAGTGCGCGGCGAGAGGGACATGGAGGTTGGCTCCCTTGCTGTCAGGGATCCGGAAGACGGATGGTACTGGTCCACGGACGGCGGATGGCTTACCCCTGAGAGCGCAGAGATCCACGAGTACGTTCCGGTCATCCCAGTGAGCCTAGACGGCTCCCTGAGCATGACATGGTTCACCAAGTACGCTCCCGCCGACTTCGCCCCATCCTCTAAGGATGATGAGAAGGAGACTGCGATCGCGAAGTACCGGAAGGCCACTGACTTCATGGCCACCTGGGAGGGGCCTGCGATCGGTGATGACACCTCTGGTGTTGAATTCATTGCAGAGATGGACCTCGACGACGACACGGACATGCTCAAGCTCGCCGCCGCCGCTTACTGTGCAAGCGACATCTTGTGCCACGAAGCAGCCGAGAAGGCCGAGAAGACGACCCGCATCGATCGGGCCGAGATTCTGCGACTCGCCTTCAAGGCAGATAACGCCTCGGACCCGGTTGAGAACATGGACGCCTGCAGCGAACTCGCCGTGGCCGCCCTCGCTCGCTGGGCGGCAATGCAGTGAACATCCAGCTGCGCCGTAGAACCACCTACCACCAATCACGTGGTGGGACGGTCTGCGGCGCATGCTGGACACCAATCCCTGCCGGAGAACGCTACCGGAGAGACACCTGGCGTGACGGCAGCCACTACTGGTCCATCCTCTACTGTCCACAATGCAGGTGGATGGTCCAACAGGTAGAGACATACACGCAACCAGACTATGGCGGCCCAGAAGCTGAACACTTCGAAGCATGGGCCGCCGCACACCCACACACAGAAAGAGCCCGACAATGGGCATCAAGGACTTTCCCCGAAACCTAGAAGAGGAGTAAGCATCCCATGGTAAACATCAAACTCGTTGGGCATCAATGGCGTGCCGAGCTCGAGTGCTCCGCATGCGGCATTGCGCGCATCACCCAAATGCACAATCGATCCAAGCCCTGGGTGACAGTAGAGTCCACCGTCAAGACTACCGCCCGCACGCTCGGCTGGAAGGTGGGGCAGCTGGAGGCCCTGTGCGGGGCGTGCAGGAGGAAGAAATGACCACTGTCTACTTGAAGCAGGAAGGCAAAATCTCTAGTAGCACCGCGTTTGTGAAGTGCGACCAGTGTGATAGCACCTACTCGTACCGCCCCTACGCCGGCTACTCGGCCGAGACCAATATGCGCAGGATGCTCGAGTCGCTAGAACGTGCAGGCTGGGACGTGGCCCCCACCTACGACGGCGCCTGCCTGTGCCCCGAACACAAAGCAGACCAAGATGCTTGACGTACACATTAGCAACGACCTAGAGGAGATCACCTTCATCACAACCTGCGATCGGTGTGGCTGCACACATACTGACGGCGGCCTACGTTCCGCCGAACGGCTCGACACTGACTGGTTGTATATCCACGAAAACAAGCTCACTGCCGGAGGATGGAAACTCACCAGGAAGCAGGAGCTATGCGCCAAATGCTGCGGAGGGAAGCAATGAGTACCACGTTCGTCATCATCGACGTCAGATCAGAGTGGAGGCCTATCGCCAGGCTACTCCAGTGGAGGTGGCGTCGTGCCGGCTACCATACTGCGTATCAGCCGATCTCAAGTTGCACCGCCCTCGTGGCTGCAGTACTATATAAGCGCACCACCTAAGAGGTAGTGGCAGTGTGGATCGGGCTCCGCCCCAGGGTTGAACATAATTCCCCTGGGGCGGAGTCGTATGCTGGCTTCTAGAACCTGAGAGTGTACGGGGACAGGCAGGACTGCCCGCCGCCGTTCCAGACGCACATCTTGTTCGACCAGTAGGTCCACCAGTATGACATGTTCATCTCCTGTCGTTGATTGGTGGCCCCAGTCTACACGGTCGAATGCTTGAGGACGTCTGCGACTCCGGAGACCATGCAGCCAGCCGCACCCTTCTGGATGGCCTGAGTGTAGGCGCCCTGCGTGGGGCAGATGTGACCCCACACAGGCTTACCGAAGGTTTTGGCGATGGACCAGTTCGTAGCCGATGCATCGTAGGGGATGCCGATGTAGTCCCAGCGGGGGGCCCACTGGCGGGCCTGGCCGTTAGTGACGTGCTGCTCGTACATGTATCCCCAGCACTTCCAGCCTGCAGCGTGCCACTGGTCTGCGAGCCATGTGGCGTCGCCGGCGGACTTCCATATGACCTTGGACTTGGCGTCCGTTGGTAGCAGGAGAGCCAGCTCTGACCATTGCGGGGCTGAGTACTTCGGGTCCAGGACTGTGATGTGAGTGGATGCGTAGGCGTCCAGGTACTCTTCCACGCGCATGATCGGCTCACCCTTGGTGGTGTAGCGCTTTACCTCAGCCCACGTCATCTGTGCGATCAGGGTTTCTGGGGCGGACGGGTCTACGCGCTGGAGGTTCTGGTCGTGCGCCAAGATCCAGATGCCATCCTTCGTACGGTGCGTCGACACCTCTAGGGCTCCCGCACCGTAAGCCACAGAGTTTGTGTAGGCGCGAAGTGATGCTTCTGCCCACGAGCCGGAGCCTCCGCGGTGTGCGACCAGAAAGCCCGGCGTGCCGATCATGTTGTCGATCGAAGCGTAGCCGGCTGGAAGTGAGCGCATCGTGGCGGGAACTTCCTCAAGGCGTTCGTTCACGATAACGGAGACTGTCGTGGGGCCAAGGCCCTGCAGCTCGGGTGTGGGAGGAGCGGGGAGTTCAAGGCCTGCTCCTGGGGACTCTCCTCCACCCTCCTTGGGTGTGATGAACACCTGAGCCCACGCCTGAGGTCCAGGCTGACCCCCACCCACTGTGACGGCCCCTAGGAGGGCCGACCATGAAGCGTTAGAGTCATGTCCGCCTGAGATGATCTTCGAGTGCTCTGGACGCCAGTCGGTCAGAGGATCAACGTTGCGTCCGTGCTGCTGCGAGAAGGTCAAGGAGAGTTTCCCCGCCTGGGCTTGAGCAGTGGTCCAGCCAGTGTTGATGACCGACTTTACGCCCTTGAGGACGAGCAGCAGTGCATTCTCGCGAGCCCCTCCACGGAACGCGCCAGAGAGGACGACGTTCTGAGTATCAGCCGGAGATGAAACGTTACGCACAGCCACATAGCCCGACCTGCCTCCAAGGCCGCTCGTCGCGATAATCGGCGACCAGCCAGCAGGAGGCCTGGCCTGCGTATTGCCCCACTGCGATGAGTACGCCAGGACGGCGATGTCACCCGCCTGGGAAGTGGCCGAGATCGGCTGCAGGGAACCCGCAGCCCCTTCAGCATGAGCCCAGGAGCGCACGTACTGCTCATCGTAAGGGTTATTCTGCTCAACCACCGGCGGGGGAGCCGCCGGAGCCTCCTCGACCGAGATGCGGTGGAAGGTGACGTCGGGCTGGCCTGGCTTGAGCTGGAACTGGGGAGTCCATAGAGGCTGGCTCTTGTCTGAGAGCTCGATCGTCACCTCGAGCGTCAGCCGGGATCCTGCAGAGAGCGAGAACTCTCCGAGTGCATACTGGCCTACCTGGGCTGTCTCATCAGCTTTACTGAAGGGATTGTGCTTGATATCCACTACAGACGGCGCGGAGGCCGTGTAGCTGAAGGTGATCTTCCAGCGCCCAGACGCGATCGGCTTGGCTTCGGACGCCCAGGGGACGAAGATGGTCCCCGAGGTTACTGTGAGGTCATTGCCTGAGAACTGTCCGGTGTTAGTCCACCAGTGCTCTGGCCATGGGTAGATGGATGCCATCAGCGGCTCCTACGGACAATGATGGTGCCGACCTTGGTTCCTGCCGGCACAGGGTCGGTCGGACCGAGCACGAGAATGTTGGAGGGTGTGCCGCCACCCTCCGGAGCCTCCCCCTTCTTGGCGAATGTCTTGTCGCAGTGCTCGGCGCTGTAGACTCGCACCTCGGCTGTGATAGCTGCCATCAGATTCGTACCTCTCGTGAGTAGAGCCCCGATTGTCCGGGGATTGGGTGCATGTGCTTGATGGTGACGGTGCCGTCGCCATTGTCTAGGACGTTGCGCATGGTGATGGAGCCGTCAGGGTTCTGAGTCCATGCGTCGTACACGCCGTCACCAGCCTTGAGTTCCGCAGGGACAGGGAGGGGGAGTGGGTCGGTCGTCAGCGTCTTCACTGCGGCCGTCACGGCCCCCTCGTGGCCGTTACGGACGGCGGACAGGCGCCCGTACCCAGTCTCCCCGATCTGGACGCCGTAGGAGCCCTCCCATGGCGTGAACTTGAAGCTCTTCAGGTGCATGGTGGTGGCTGGCATTGTCTCCCAGCCTCCCTTGCCGCGGAATGCCCACAGGTTGATGTGGACTCTCTGGGATCTGGGGATGGGGACAGCGTTCGTGAGGGTGCCGGTGTAGTAGCCTCCCTGGTTGACCGGGACGTGCTTGGCGCGCTCCTCTGTGTAGGCACTCTCCCATGTCTCCCACCTGACGGTGCCAGGGAGCCATGTCATGCGGACAGTGGCCCCCTTACCGGAGGCCGTCCAGACGCGATCGTTGAGGTGGATGCCGCTGTTCTCGTCACCGGGGTAGTAGGTGTACTTGCCGACCATGTCGGTATACCCGGACCAGTAGGAGTCCTCGACTATGTCGATCTCCTGATAGCCAGGCGTCGTGTCCTCCCAGTCGAAGGGAAAGATCCCCCACACGACGTTCTTGTGCAGGTCGCGCATCCTGGTTGGGGTGACGATCTCGTAAGACGCCTCGAAGGTGCCGTAGCCGAGGCTCTCCGCTGAGACGATCTCTGCAGAGAGCGGCTCGCCGCCCTGAACCGCAGTGGAGATGTGAAGTGACCCATCCCCCTGCTTCGTGACAGCTGACGGGTTCCACTTCTGGTTTGCCGCGGGTCCACCCGGGTGCCATGCGTCTGTGCGCACCATCCAGTGCAGGCCGAATGCCTCAATGGTCGGCTGACCGTAGTCCTTGTACAGCTCGATGTCTCCCATCAGGCCTCCCTTCGGATGATGACCGTGTCGTTAGCGGTCCCCGCTGGGATGGGGTCATTGGGGCCGAGGACGAGGAAGGGGTTCTTCCCCGGCGCGCCGGCGCCCTTCTTGAGCTCGGCGATCTGAGCCTTGAGGTCCTCGATCGTTAGCTCCATGTCCAAGGTCCCGCGAATCCATGCGGCTGTGAGGTGAACGAGCTGGGCTGACGGCGGGTTAGCGTAAGGGTTGCCCACAGGCTCCCACTGGCCTCCCCGGTTCGGGTCCTCGACCAGGACGCCGTCGGTGATGTAGAGGTGGCCGATCGGGAGCGTGTCAGCCTTCTCGAAGACCTGCTTGTAGTTGTTCTTGGTGACACCGTGCACCACAGCCCACCAGCGCTCCGACGGGTAGGCCTTCATGTGGTCAGGCAGGATGGGCGCGTTAGGATCCTCCGTGAGGAACTTGGAGGCGTCCTGCTCGAACATCATGGCGGTATCGAAGTCCAAGGCACACACGTCTTGGCTCATGTTCGATCCACAGTTGACCACGATGTAGAAGCCCTTGCCGTACTCGGAGCGGATCGAGGCGATCAGGTCCTTGTACCAGGCCACGCGGCCAGCCTGATTCCCCCACCCATTGATGACCTCATCCAGGAACACGCCCTGGGCCACCTCGCCATACTGCTCGGTGAACTTCGCGATCTGCCCAAGGATGTACTCCTTGGTGTACTTGTCGGGGTTCGGGACACCGTTGCGGGCGGGGTCATTCGACGGGAGGCTAGCGACTCCATACTGGGTCTTCACATAGAAGACGCAGCGCTTAGCGCCAGCACTGAGAGCTCGAGAAGCCTGCTTACCGAAGTCCTCATTCTTCTGATCCCAGTTGCCAGAGTCCTTGTTGAGGATGACCAGGCCGAGAGTGTTGCCGGCCTTGAGGGCCTTAGCCCACTTCGAAGTACCCTTCGACTCGTTGTAGTAGTCAGGCCAGTAGTACGTCACAGGGCTGTCATAGCGCTGCCCGGGCTTGAACGGCTTCTGATCGGCAATCAACGCCTCAAGCTGCCCCTCAAGAGCCTGCAAAGCCTCCGCCTTCGCATACGCCGCAAGCTCACCCTTACCCGCATACGTCGACGCAGCATCCGCCCGAGGCAAAGCCGCATCAGCAACCTGCTTCACAGCCGCGAGCGCGGTGGTCGTTGCGTAGAGTGTGGCTGCTTCGGTGGCCTTGAGGTATTCGGTGAGGTTGGCGGGGGTGCCATCCTTACCGGGAGGGCCAGCCGGGCCGGCGGGGCCAATGTCACCCTTGGGGCCGCGAGCGCCTTCGGGGCCAGTGGGCCCCCTCTCGCCAGCAGGACCAGCCGGGCCAGTAAGACCCTGGGGGCCCGGCTCACCCTTAGGACCCCTCTCCCCCTGTACACCACTATCACCCTTAGGGCCGGGCTGTCCGGCAGCCCCTTCGGGGCCGCGGGCGCCATCCTTACCGGGAGGGCCCGCAGGGCCGGCGGGGCCAGTCAAACCCTGGGCACCATCCGCACCCTTAGGGCCAGCATCACCAGCAGGACCACGAGGTCCAGTGGGACCCTGGTCACCCTTAGGA